TCGTGTCCACTGGACATCGTCGACGTCCAGCGAACACACCCGGCTCGGCCCCAGCACAACGCCGAGGTTATGGTTGGGATTTTTCGTCCAGAACGCCTCGGCCTTGGCAGGATCAACGATGTACTTGCCGGGCTGGTTCCACCCCCTTCCCTTCGGGCCTTTCTCGCCCGGTTGAATCGGTACTAACGCAAAATTGAATGTCTCACAGTAACGACGTGCCCAAGCAGAAAGCGGGATTGGATGATCACTCATCTACGCTGCTCCCGCAGCGACTGACAGTGAATACACGTCTCGCAGCCAACAATGGCAGCACGGCGTGGCTCCGGGATCGGATCGTCGCAGTCTTCACAGAACTGTGAGCTGACCAAACTGGTCGGGATTCGGCGATGCTTAAACAGAGCGACGTCCAACAGGTACTGAGCCTGTTCCGTAGCGCGGTCGATATCGTCAGCCATTGGCACGATCCTCCATCGCCAGACGAGCGCCGGCCATGATGCCCAGCACCGCACGAATGATGTCATTGCCCTGCTTCTCAAGCAGAGCGACTTCGTGCAGCTCCCATACACCGTCGGCAGCACCGTTATGCATGCCTGAAACGAACTCACCCGTTTCCGTTAGAAGCTTGCCTACCGACTTGAGCGCATCCTGAGTAGCAGCGACAGGCTCCGGCTGGTACCAAACAGCTGCTGCTGGCCGCATCAAGGCGTCGAGCAAAAGCGGGCTGCCGGTGAGACGAATGACATCCTCCAGCTCATCCGGATTAAGCCAGCGCCGCTCCTCGTCGAGTTTCAGCTTTTTTTGAAGAGCGTCGTTTTCCAACACCATGTCGTGGGCAAGAGCAGTAACTCCGCCCTTGTAGTCGCGTCCGGCGCGATAAAGCGCTTGGCGCAACGAAAGCACCTGACCAGCGTCAGGCAAAAGATCCATGCGACTCATAACCGTAAAATCCCCGTTTACGGTGTAGCCATAGGCAGGGGCACCCCCTATCCTACGACCACGACCGATGTGCTGTGCTAAACGTGCTGCGCGGCACGGTTCATCGTTTGAGCCAACCAGGTGAATCTTGTGGTGAGAGGACCTGGTCGGCGGAGTTGGCAGTGTTTTGCACTGCCGTTGCTGGGTCGGGGGAATCTTGTGGTGAGAGGTCCCCGGCCCTGCGACTTTCAAGCAGCGTGCGACTTGTGCAAGTCTGGAGACTCACCAAATACATCGGGACGAAGTCGGTACCGAGATACTCCAGTGAGTAGCTCAGTGCGCAGCACCAATTCAGCTGGGAGTGAGCCGCGCTTTATCCAATACGAAACGATTTGCTGGGATACGGGCCTTTCAGGCGATGACATTGCTGCAGCGAACGCAACCTGCCCACTGGCCTTGTCTACGGCCTCGAGCAGCGCCTCGCGCATGTCTTTTGATGGGGTCATACAAACCTCGAAGTAGAAATTCCGAAATGAATTTACAGGCTAATTTGTATTTAAGCAACAAACCATCCTGTTGGATGTTGTACAAATTGATTTGTAAAATTCACACATGAAAAAACTTACCCGCTCCCCTTCACCTGCCGCCGTTCTATTCAAGACGCGACGGAAAGCCCTAAAGCTCAGCCAGACAGCTCTCGCGGACCGGGTGCGTGACTTACTGGGCCCCGATGAGACTTTTACTCAGCAGACCTATGCAGCCTTTGAAGCCGGGGTTGCTCAAAACACACGATTCGCGTTGCAGATAGCCCAGGTATTGGGCTTGTCAATGGAGGAAGTCGCCGCCTCTCACGGAGTCCAGCCGAACCCGGAGACGTCTGAGGCAATTCTGTTAGGCGCTATTGAGGTCTGGGACGACGAGACGCCGCTAGAGAGTGATGAGGTTGAGGTGCCACTTTTGAAAGAGGTGGAACTGTCAGCTGGTAACGGAACCATTGCTGCTCAGCAGCATTCAAGCGCAAAACTTCGATTCGGTAGGCTCACGTTGCGACGCCAAGGCATTGAGCCCGCAGCAGTTATATGTGTGTCGGTTACCGGCTCAAGTATGGAGCCAGTCCTACCAAGTGGCAGCACGGTCGGCGTGGATCAAGGCAGAAAAGAGATAAAGGACGGCGACATCTACGCTCTCAGCCACAGCGATCACCTTCGGGTGAAAATGCTGTATCGGCTACCCTCAGGCGGTATAAGAATGCGAAGCTTCAACCGAGAGGAATACCCGGATGAAGAGTACTCCAAAGAACGAATAGAACTTGAAGATATCAAGATCCTTGGACGAGTATTCTGGTATTCCGTTTTGAGGTAAACCTGCCCCGCACCATTAGAGACAGGTTGACGAGATGGCCAAGGAAGGCTGCGTTTTTAGCTAACGTTTACCAACACGAGTCGCGCCCCCTCCTCCACCCTGATAACGCTCTGGCAAACCGGACACGCAAAAACATCCCTTCCTGACTCAACCGACAGCTGCTTGGTGCAAGCTGGGCAGGTGCCTACAAGCTCAGATTCCCTAAAGCCAAAGACCTTCCAGAGCATTGCGACAATTATTCCTATGCTCAGAAACCAGCCTACAACAGGAATGAACATCAGCAAAACAGCACCAAGAGTACCGAATATGATCCAATTCAGTCGGTAGTTGAGTTCCGTCCAAATGCTTCTTTTCACCCGAAGCAACTCAGTAGCTTTTTCCATCCAAAACTCCCTTTTTCGTCCGATTCATCGAAATTCTATCGGCATGCCTATCAACAGGCAAACCGCCATCATCGGCAAATCCCACTGGGTGATAATTTCCAATCCACGTTTGGGTCGCATAGAGACAGCTCATCGAAAACGCAACAGCAAATACAAGCAATCCTGTTGACTAAATTACAAACAGAATTGTAATCTTGGCTCGCCATCCTCTCACCACAGAGTACGAGTCATGCAAACAACACAGCAAAATAGCCGCTGCCTGGTGTATCTCCACCCCGCATCCGCCTCCAACCGCGAATCTATCGCCACCATTCAGCGCCAAACCGGCCTTCTCCTGATCATCCCCCTAAAAAGCAGAGATGCGAAAGCAGCACCTGCACCGGCAGTCGATGACTTCGGTCCATGGGGAGGTGACGCGGCATGAAGCAGATCCTGATCGGCCTCACCGGCCCTGCCCGCTCCGGCAAAACCACCGCCGCCCATCACCTGGCCCATCAGCACGGGTTTGAGTGCTACGCATTCGCCGACCCATTGCGCGAAGGCATCATGGCCATATTCAACCTCAGCCCTGAAGATCTCGAAGGCGAAAAAAAGGAACAGCCCATCGACTGGCTGGGCCGCTCACCTCGCCAGTTGATGCAACTGCTCGGTACAGAGTGGGGCCGACACATGATCAGCGCGAACCTGTGGATCGACCTCGCCGAACAAAACCTTGATTGCCTCAGTGCGGTGTTCGATGGCGTGCCGGGCTTTGTCGTGAGCGATGTCCGCTTCGAAAACGAGGCTGACTTCATCCGCAAACGGGGTGGGACGGTCATTCACCTCTACCGACCAGGCGCAGCCGAAGTTAATCCCCACATCAGCGAAGCCGGTGTCTCGGTCCACCCGGACGACTTGGTACTAACAAACGACAGCGGCCTTCAAGAGCTGTATGGCGCACTGGACGAGCTGTATCGCGCCATCCGCTCACGCGGTTTGCTGGCCGTGGCCTGAGGCACTCGTCATGAACAGAACCCTCGACGCTACAGCAACGATTCTTGGCATGAAGCCACGGGCATTTCGAGCGAAGTTGCGCGAAATCGGCGTGCTGACCCAGGCAGGCGAGCTTGCACCCAAGCACCGCGACCATGGCTACCTTTACGAAGATTCACGCAGTCGCTGGAACAAGAACATTCACGCCTACAGCCACTATGCGGTGGTGATGGTCAAGGAGGCAGGTGTTACCTGGCTTTCGGACCAGCTTGGCATAACCTCCACGAAGAAGGACGCCGCAGCATGACACTGAACGCAATTACGCACGCCGTAGGCGCGCTGAAACTGGTTCCGATGCACCTGAACCACCCAACCATCGTGAGCCGCTCGACGCTGATAGGAGCCACGTCAGAGGCACTAAGCATGCTGGACGGTTTGCCGCCTGTTACAGCCGAATTGGCAGAGGTATTCCGGGCTGTGGACGCTGTACTGCTTGAGGGTCAAGTTGCGTATGTGACACCCACACGCTGCCCCGAGCGCCCATATGGCGCAGTGGTGGCGGACGCAGAGGGACGGCTTTGCGCGACAGCAACCGGTAAATCAAAAGAGGGGCTCGCGGAGCTGATTCGCCTTCAGTTGGTGCCCCAACAGGAGGGGTATGGGGAGGATTCTGCGTGAGTAAAACGCTAATTCAGCTCCGGGACGAGTTTGCGACCCCCTGCCCAGCGCTGAGTACTGTGCGGGAACGTTATTTCTCGCACATATCGAGTGATCGCTACCTGCTCCGCAAGATCAACGCAGGCCGTATCAAACTCAAGGTCACACGGCTCGGCGGATCGAACAAGGGCCAGCCGGTGGTGTACCTGCACGATTTAGCGGCCTATCTCGATGCGCAGGCAAAAGACAATGCCGCCTGATTTAGAGATAGGCATTGAGCTTAATTGTAACTAACCACAGGGACATAGCATGAAAGCTATGTGTACAGTAGAGTTCGTTTGCGAATTCCACATGAGCGACAGGGTTATCAGGTTTAGGGGAATTCCAAAATGAATACAGTGTTTCTCTTGATGGCTCAGTACGAGGGGCGAGCTGTGATCCCTCTAGATCGAGTTTGTGCAGACTACATGAATTTATCAGTCACAAAATTTAAGCGCAAACAGCTTGACGGGGAGATTGACATTCCAGTTGTGCGGTTGGGTGCTGAAAGCCAAAAAGCGGCCCTAGGAGTTCACATTCAAGATTTAGCTGACTACATAGATCGGCAGCGTGAGAAAGCTGCCAAGGAGCAAAGGCAATTGATGGGTAAAGCCGCATGAGTCGAGACGCTTTACCATTAAAGCATCGTCCAGTTGGCTCAATAATGGCGACTATTGGCTATACGACCCCAAGTGTGAATCTCCTACGGCTAAGATTTGCAGAGGTAATTTAGCTCCGAAAGACCTCGGGCAAATCTAAATCAGATTTGCCCCCACCCACTTCTATAACTCCCAGTGTAGCGGAGAGACGCGATTTCACGCTGCCCTTGGGCGGTGCACTGGCTTATTTTCTACGAAAACACACAAATAGCTGGCAATCCGCCGCCTTTGTACTATTTTGTCTCCGCCGGTTGCTGTGAAACGAGCGACAATGCCGGAAAAAATCGAACTGACAAATATACTTTCTCGTTTTTATTAGTGAGCACTAGGATTGATAATGCAAACTGGCGCCAGGGTTGGGGCAAACAATATGAAACCAGATTATGAAAGACCGCTTATTGCATATGCATATCTAGCTCAGTCTGGAGCACAGGACGACATCCTCAGTGGATTAGTTCCACTATTAGCACCTATAGCTAAATCAAATGCGGGAAAAACTTTTGATAGAGACTTCCTGTGCAGAGAGCTCAATAGACTTTACGGAATAGAGGTACACCCATGGGCAGTCGAAGAATTAACTCCCAGGATGGAAAAATCAGGCGTGCTTGTAAAAAAGAGCGTTTCTAAGAATGGAGTAATATACAGTTACGCCGAGTCACTTGGAGAGGTTTTCACCACAACATCTGAGGAGGACATTCAGAATATACTTGAGGAATTTATCGCTTTCTCCAAGAGCATAATGTCCCAAGCTAAAATTGACATACCAGAAGAGCTACTTAGAAAACACTTTTTCAATCAGATTGTTACGTCTGATTTCCAGATAAGATTAATACGCCCCAGCACAATATCTAAAAATGGACAAAGAATATTACAACTTAAAGAAAGCAAGTCATCTCAAGAGGATGAAGAACTAGCCGATGACGCTTTCGATGTGAAAGAGCCCTCACTACTAAAACAACTTGAGCAGATGAAGATAATTAGCGCTTCATACATACTAGATGCGAGTGTGAACAACAAAGAAACTTACTCGCAACTTTTAAACATAGCAAACGGAGCAATCCTTGCGGAGTATATACTAAACCTTAGACAGCCCAATAGTACGTTCACACTTAATTCTCTCAAGATTTATCTAGATGGCCCACTGGCGATGTCCTATCTAGACCTTAATGAAGAGAAAGCTTCAGCTCACACTTTGATGCTCATTGAAAGCCTCAGAGCTAAAGGGGCTTCCCTATATATCTTCAAAGGCCACATAGACGAAATAAGAGACAATCTCAGATCGGCTATGAACCAGGATGGAAGTGGCATTCGCCGCCCTACGCATCGACGTATGCAAGGTGCATCTTTCAGGTCATATGCTCAATCGATACTATCTGATCTAGAAGGAACATTCCGTAGGAAACAAATCACGATAGTTTCCCCGTCGAAGGTGCTTTCTCATTTCAGCGAAGAAGACATGGAGTCTCTGACAAGCGCATTGGGAGATTACGCATACCATGCTCGGCAGAGGGATGCCCAAGCAGTTGGTGGCGTATTGAGGCTGAGGGCTGGAAAAATCAACTCGCGAAGTTACTTTCATGAATGCCAACATATTTTTTTGACAGAGAATAAACGTGTAGCTTCTGCATCCTTTGAGTTCATGATCAACAATCTTGGTTACAAGGACAACTATGTCCCCCCTGTAGTAACCGATAGATATTTAGCTGGGCTGATGTTTGTACTATACGGGAGCAAAGAGGCTTCTGAACTGAGTCATCAAAAGCTTCTAGCCAATTGCGCGTCAGCATTGGAACCCAATCACACACTGCTGTCAAAAGTTACGACTTTTTTAAGTGATGTAACTGAATCAAGAGCTGGAGCATTTGTTGAAATGATGACAAGTTCCAGGTCATCGCAGCATAGAGCAATATACCTGCTAGACGAATCCAAAATCATAAATAATTTAGAGGAGGCTGAACAGGCTTTTGCGGATTTTGAAGTAGAAATGAAGAAGAGCATGAACTCTGAATTTGACATCGAACGCCAGAACCTCGCTGAAAAGCATCGCTTAGAACTCGACACGGCGGAAAAGGCTAAAGAAGCACTGGAGTTAGAGCGTATTCACGCTGAGCGTGAATACCTAGCCACACTTGCTGATCAGGAAAAAGAGAAGATCAGGATCGAAACTGAACTGCTATCTAAGACTCAAGATCTTTCAGATGTGAAAAGTTTGCAGATAGCTCAACAAGAAGAATACGCTGCTAGTCAGCTTAACGACATTAAAGATTTAGTCAGTGAAACTTTTTCAATAACAGACAGAAAACAAAAACTGAACACCTGGATGCTGACGGTTTTGACTTTCTGCTTTATCGCAATGGTCAACTATTGGTCATTTGATCCGGGTACACATTGGTTGTGGAAGGTTGCCTGTGCGTTGTCACTGGTTTTGGTTCCAGCCCTGCTAACCAGGCTCTCGCATATTATGGCGAACCGAAATGCTCCTCAAAGGCGGCAGGAAACATTCCACATATTGCTAAAGACCCGAACCAATCTCAGACGAACCGCAAGTAACTACAATATAGACTTTAGCACAGGAGATGTAACATTACTTCCGGAAGGCGAAGAGCAGATTGTGACGGACAATAGATAAACTTAGGCTAAACACTCAGACCGGTTTTTTGTAAAAAAACAAGCATTGGTTGCGTCCCTACCATGTAGGGACGCAATGCCAGCTGTACTATGGTGAAAACACCCGAGACAGCCAGCTACGAGCATCTCTAGAGCTATAGACTTGCGAAGCATACAGTGAATTGCCCATGAAGAAGCCCTAATTCATCAACTGAGCTAAGCATTAGGAATTTAGACCTTCGAAGTCGATAGCAATTAAATCCATACTACCTTCAAAATCCGATACGATTTTTTCAGCCCGTTGCACACGAGCAATCAGCTCGTCACTTAAAAGCGCGCAACGAGACCAAACAAAGTCATGCCCTGCAAACTCAATTGCTTTTTTAAGCCCATACTGTGAATTGCCAGACTCAGCTGTGTCGGCAGATACATCGAGTCCGCTTCGGGCTAGAAACTCAGAATATTTTATTGGATTCTCGTTCATAATTTTTATTAGCAATGGGAAAATTATCTCATACCTAAGCGCGCCTTTCTTGTAATTATGCATTGAAAGATTAGTATTATGCCTGTAAGTGAATACAATTTTCTCCCTCCCCTCATCCAAATATGATAAAAGCCTCGAAAGGTCTCTATCACTCAATATACCAGAAATTCTTATACACTCATCTTTCAAAGGACCAAGTTCAAAAAACTTTGAAAACCTGTAATCATCTATTCGACTAAGAAAACCTAGCACATGCTCCCAGCGTGCAAAATTATCAGCTGATTTAACATAAAATCTCTGCACAGCGTTAGCATTCGTTCGTCGCACAAATGCAGCCGCAAAATAATCCAGGATACCTTTGTGCAGAAAAGTAGTCAAACCCACACCTTCTTCGAGCATTAAGCACGCTACATCAACAATATCTTTTCTAAACCCCTCAAGAGTACACTTTTTCACGATCGCATAAGACTGAGACTTTCTAAAGCTCTCATCGAACTGCACCAAATCCAAAGTTCTTCCATGTCCACTATTCATAACCACGAAGCAAAATGCTTCGAAAGCATGCTGTAACTCGCTTTCCGTTAGCCCACTGAAATGCTGTCGTGAAAACGCAAGTTTCTTACGATCATGCTTTGTGAATACCACATGAAAGAGTGAGTTAAAAAACTCTGATAAGTATGCAGGAATTTCTTTATAGGTCTCATAAATTATGACAACCATAGATAACATAAGAGGGGTATTCATTACATCCTTGATTTCCTTAGGACTTTCATCAATAGCATTAACAAGCAAATGCCTCTTGACAGTTTCAACACCTATCCCAGCGAGAAAAGGCTCGTAATCAGAAACGCCAAGATATTGAAGTCTAAGTATCACGAATCCAGGTAGATTTTGGATTGCATTGTCAGGCCTTGAAGACACGCCAATTTTTAATCTAGGGTAATCCGATTGAAGGCCTGTAATCTCTCGGACTAGAGAAGATATACAGTCGGCAGGAGCTTCATCAAATCCGTCTATAAACAGAACAATTCTATCTCCATTCGCCAAGGCGTTTAAAACTTCCAAACATGGCTCTAAACCCAACCCCCCAAGCTCAACGCAAATTAAATCAAAAAGAGATGTTTTTTCATTAATATTTCTAAGCTCAACAAATATCGGCAGACATTTTAGCTTCGGCTTTTTAAATAAAGACAAAGCCAAATAACGCATAAATATCGACTTACCTTGCCCTACAATACCTTGCACTACAAAGTATTGACACGAAATATCATCAATACTAGTAATGATTTTTTCATCTTTGTGGCCAACCAAACGGGAAGGATAATAAAAATCATCGATAGAAACGGCATCATCACGTGCCCAGATAGTCTTTACTTGTGACAGTCGATGATAATACCTAGCTACTAATTCCGCACCACTCTTACTCTTCCACATTTCAAAAGCAACTTTGACTTTCCCGGATAATTCATCGTAAATAGATTTTACGAAAGGAGCCAATACTTTGCTTACCGCCGATACCGCTGCCACTTCAACAACCATACACTGTCATCCTTTACTAAAATTTTATATCATTTTCGCTTTACCAGCCCAGCTCCGTAGCTCATTAGGCCTGCAAAGATTTCTATGCCAAGATTATATGCGACGACAGACGATTTGCAGAGAACTGCTCACATTTCCTAGGAATCGTGCTCCAGCGCTTGCTTCAAATTTGCTACATGAGCGTAATTTTTTTGGCCATCCCCTTCAGACGTAGGCCTGCAAGGCTCTAGTCTATCCAATCCATCATCGGAGCGACGGAGAAGCGGCGCGTGAACGAGCGCCTTTTATCGGGGCTTGCGGATGACATTAGCGTCGGTAGCTCAGAGAGAAGTATGGAGGCATTCTATCATCGGGCGTCGTTGTGCAGCCACGTTAGCCAATTGATGCCGCTGGATGGCTGTAAATTGGGAAGGTTTTGATGGATAAGTTTGAGGTCTTTAGGAATTGATCAAGCGGGCATCTCTGTCGCCCGCAAGATGCTTGAAAGCAGGTCCTCACCTCAGGAGCAAGACCGGGACACTATGTGTGTCGGTGTCGGATATACACCTCTGACTGACAACCGCCCCCACCTCACCCCGCACTCAACGGAATGAACACCGCAAACGTAGTCCCATGATCCGCTTTCGACGTCACCTCGATACGCCCGCCGTGCGCGTCGACAATCCTGTCGACGATGAACAGACCCAGCCCCAGGCTTGAATAAGGTCCGTTGTCGATCATCTTTTCGGGTGAGTAGCGGTCCATCGGGTTGAAGATGAACGGCAGCACATCTGCGGGAATCGGGCTGCCGGTGTTGTGGACGATAAAGCGGAGCTCGCCCTCCGAAACGGCCAGCGTCACTTCGACGGGATCGCAGCTATTGCCGTGCTGTATGGCGTTGCCGATGAGGTTCGAGAAGACCTGCTCCAGTCGATCGCCATCGAAGCGGCCGATGACCGGGTCCTCCGACGTCAAGCGAATGTCTGCTTCCGGGTTGACGGTACTCGATTCGTCAACGATGCGAACGCAGATCGGTTGCATGTCTATTTTGGTCTTTTTCAACGGGATGCCTGGACCAATCTGTGAGCGCGTGAAGTCGAGCAGATCGCCGACGATCTGGTTGGCCCGCTTCACGCTGGAGTAGATCCTCGATGCAACCTTGGTTGGCCGCGCGCCCAGATCATGGGTGCGCAGCAATACGTCGGCCCCCAGCAGTATGGCGCTTAGCGGGGTACGCAAATCGTGCCCGAGGATGCCCAGAAAGATATTGCGCGACGCCTGAACCGCGCCTGTGTAGCTGGAGATGGACTCGGCAAGGGCCTGATCTATGGCTTCATTGAAGCGGATCATGTCTTCGATCTGCTGTTGAGCGTCCTGCGTCTCTCGCGACATCCACTGCCTGATCACGCTCGCCCGCAATGCCCGAAACTCTGAAACCACCTGATCGATGGTGAAGCCCGACATCAATCGAGTAATCGCGTGGCTTTTCGCTGCGGTCTGTTCATTTGACACACGGTGGCCCTGGGATTTGTCGACCTGTTGCTGCAACGATTGATCCGTTTGCAGATCAGTGGCGATCGCCCGCAGCATTTGCTCGACATGGTCCCTGAGTTCTGTGGTATCCAGAGGCTCGCCGAGCGCAGACAGGGTGCGTGCGAAATCGGTCCACTCGCGCACGATAGGTTCGATGTTCTCGAGGATGAAGCCTGATAAACGCATAACCATTCAAACCTGAACAAGAGCCCGCAGATTGCAGATTCGCAGGGTGAGCCAAAGCATGCGTCCCGGCCCAGCGGACAGATAGCGTCTTAGGTGAAGTTCACGCAGGCAGGGGAATAACGGATTACCGAATCTAATCGGCAAGTGCCTGTAAACGAGCCTGAACTGCGTCGTCGAAAATGATGTAAAGCGCTTCGGCATCCGCTGGACGCAACTTTCTGCTGGTCTCAAGACCGTGAATGTATTCGATCTGCAACGCGGCTTCGGCTTCCACGTCGGCGCAGGTGCTGGTTGCGTCGAGCGCCCTTACCAGATCACTGATTGCTCCCTGTACAGGCTTGGGGAGCCGTAGCTGGTCAAGTCGTTCTTGCATGCGCTCGGTATTCCGATAAAAGCCAAAGAGTGGGCAGCAGATCACGCAGCAGCGTGCAATGCAAGGACATGCGTCTGTTCATCGATGAGCTGATGATGCAGCGCGGCCCTCCAGCAGGTTTTTCAGGCTGTAGGTGACCACGCCCAAAATGATCAGGTCATCGTTGTCGGTGACACGCAGTGGTGGGTAATCCGGATTTTGCGATTCCAGAATCACCACATCGCCGCGCATGTGCAGACGCCGGCAGATCTGCCGTGCATTGAGCGAGGCAACGACGACGTCACCGTGCTCAGCGTACTGGCTGCGGTCGACCACCAGCATGTCCCCGCTGCACATGCCGCCCCCTTGCATGCCTTGGTCTTCGATCCTGGCCAGGTAGGCGTGCGGCTCACGGACCTCGCAAAGCTCGGCGATGGAAACATGCTTCTCGACCACTGGCGATCTGGAGCCAACGGACGACAGCGATATGAACGGAAGCTTGATGCCACCTGCCGACAACGGGCCAAGGAATGTAACACTCATGAGGCGAGCCTTTTCTGATTAACTGTATGCATATACAGTTAATCGTTAATCGGCGCTCAGGTCAATCGCAATGCCCGATACCTCGACAGATGGCGCGGACCGGAGACCACGCCTTGCCGCCCTCACCCCACAGGTCCTCAGGGTGTCGCATCGCCCTTCGACAGTTTCGTAATCAACGCCACGGTCAGGTAAAGCCTGGGCGCGATGCTCGACAACTCAATGTATTCATCGTCGGCATGCAGACCGGCGCCGACCACGCCCATGGTTTCGAGTACCGCAGGTTTTGCACTGCCCGGTACGTAGGCATAGCCCGCATCGGTACCGAAACGCATGGCAATCGGTTCCAGAGTGCGGCCTGTTTTCTGGTACAGCGCCTGCGCGGTTTTCGCCAGCTGTTCGGAGCCAGGGTTTCTGGCCAGCGGCGGTCGGCCTTTTTCCATTCGCAAGGTCACTTCGGTGCCATCGACCAGTGTCTTCTTCACGATTTTTTGGCCATCAGCCAGTACGCGATCGCTCTCGCTGAGG